CAACTTCGCCCAGGCTTTCGCCAGCATCGATCCGCTCTGATTGACCGTAATGACATCAGCGGCCACCGTCCCGGCAGTGCTTGGGTCTATCGCCCGTTCCTGGGTCGCCAAGCGAACCACCCCGCTGGTCGTGGTCAAAGCGGGAAGCGTCTGCATCATGTCGGTGACAGTCGCCTTCCCGAGTTTGTTCCCGGAACCGTCCGCATCGTAAACGAGGACAGTGTCGTTTGCCGGTACCACCGTGACGGTGGACTTGCCGCTGATCAGCGTGTCGGCAGCCCGAATCAGCGTTGCCGCCGAATCGGTCGCATCCATCTCCAGGTCGGTGGTGAAACTAATTGCATTGATCGAGTCGGTTGTACCGGCAAGCAACTTGTTTCCACCTAGCGAGACATCGGTCGGGTTGGCACCCGCGTTGGTCGCGTTCGCCTTGACCGTCCGCGCACCCATGTCGTTCAGCTTGCTGTTATGAACCGCGTCATCCACCAACTGATCGGTGTCCACCGACCCGGTCGCCATCTTGGCAAGCGTCACATTCGCATTGAGTATCTTTGCCGTGGTAACGGCATCCGCATCAATCGAACAATTCGCAACGATATTGTTCAGCTTGGCGGCAGTAACCGTGTCACCGTCACTGAACGTCTGGGTGGTGGTCAAACCTGCCATCTATGCCTCCTAGCTCGTCTTCTTAACGACTTTCTTCTTCGGGGCGGGGGTGATGCTGCTCGCCGCGTCAACTGCCGCCTCAGCGGCATTCTGGGACTTGGAAACCCCGTGACGCAGGAAGATCGCAAGAATAGCCGTCACCCCGATCTGGAGTCCCTCGGCAATCGTTGCCTCGCCGGTCGCTACTGCCGCCGCCGCCCCAACAAGCGATGTGACGGCAGCCCAAACTGTTTTGCTTTTTAACATGTTATTCTTCGTGTACTGATTTTTCAATTGCGCCCAGCTTTAGCTCGGCCTGCTTGCCCCCCGCTTTAACGGTTAGCGTGGGGAACGGTAAATCGATGGAGAGATACGGAATCTTGACGTTCAACCCGTCCGGGCTGACCCCCGCATCGGGAAGTACCCCGGCTTTTGCTCCCACGCAAAGCGATGGCATCGCCCACTTGATCGTTTGGCCAAATAACGTGATGCTCGGCTTGGGCTTCCAACCCGCACCAAACAGATCCCCCGCGTTAACGCTCGACGCTGCGAACAGCAACGCCCCGACTAACAGTAATTTCTTCTTCATCGTTTGCCTTTGTACAAATCCGCGCACTTTTTGCTGATGTACAACAACGACATCAGCGAGATGAAAAACTTCAGCAAGATGTCCATCTGCACCAACCAGTTGCCGATCCCCGTGATCGAGGCGACCGCAACTTTCACATCGTCCACCCATGTCATCATCGATTCCTGCTCATCGGCATCAACTGCGGATAAGATGCTGGCGCGGCGTGAACAACATTGGTCACCGAACCGAAAAACCCGCCACTCTCCTGGTCAGGATGCGCGGGATAATATTCCGCCTCAAATCCCGTCAGCGATATGTCGATTTCTTTCAAATTCTTACACCCCGAGCCAACCAGGATCGCGAACAAACCCAAACCCACAACTGTCGCCAACCTAATCATCTCGCTCCCGCCGAACCGGCTTCTTCGGGTTGATTCCCATGCACTTGTAGAGCGAAGCAACCTCGCATCGCAACTGGGCGACTTCTTTCGCGAGTTTGTTCGTCTCTTTGTCATGTCCGTTCAACCGATCAATTAGCTTGACGATGATCTCGTATAAATTCTTGACCTCCTGGGAAAGATTGCGAAGGACGTAAAAAACGATCTTGTAGCCAAACACCCCCGCCGCCGCCGCTGCGACCACCGGGAAGCCCAGCGTCTGGATCAAATTGACGGTATCGGTTCCCAATCATCCCACCCAATCCCGCCGATCACTCGGCAGCTTCTTCTTCAGCCGGTTCCTCAGCCACAACAACCGTCTCATCGCGCTCAAGCCCAAGCTGCTGAAGCGCGAGGTTGCCGATATAGGTGGCATCGGTTTCTCCCGGTGTTTTGCCCCAGTTCGTCCAAGCCGCTCCGTCAACGCGCAACAGCGTCGAGACGAGCGGGTTATTGCCCCACACCTCGTTGCCTTCTGCATCGGTGAACTTGCCCCAGCCCACAACGCTAAAAGTCATATTGAACTCTGCCGCGCTATTGAGCGAGATGGCTACCTTCGAGACATTCAGCCCCGCCGTCGGTTTTGTGTTAATTTCAATCATTGTTCCAAATTATTCTGCCGTGTCCTTCCACGCTACCTTATCAACGACCGTTTCAGCGCGGACAACAACCGTTTCACTTGATTCCTCAACCGCCTCAACCGCTGGCGTAACCTCATATTCTTCTGTCTCCTCGACGGTGTGCGTCCCAATCTCCTCGCCCGCTTCATTGAACAGCGGCACTTCCTTCGTCACCGGCACTTGCTTGGTGACAGTCTCCTTGACCTCCCGCTGCACCATCTTGCCATCGACTTCCTCGATGACCGTCTTGGAAACTTCCTCATCGACCTCGGTCATCTTGGGGCGCGTTCCCATCACGGCATCAGCGGCGGGAACGGCTGGCGTCACGATTGTCTCGGTGATTTCAGCGTTCTTGCAACCGGCGGCAATCCACTTCTCCCAATCCTCCAAGCTGCTATTGTAGCAGTCCGCGCCTTCATACATATTGCGAAGCAGTTCGCGCTTGTACCAATCTTCACGACCATCGACGTAAGATTGTAAATCATCGCCTTCCAAGTCTTTCGGAACGCTGTGGGTGAAAACGCAGTTGTCTCCATCGGCTGCAACTTGTACCGAGATGATTTGGTAATCTTTGCCGCCGACTTGTTTTGTGTCTGTGATTGTTAATGCCATTACATTTGCACTCCTAGAAATGTTAATTTCAATTCGCTAAAGTTTTGATTTTTCCCAACTCGATACTCGCCGTCTGAATTTAGCTTTACCCACCCAGAACAAGTGATGCGATTGCCAACGACATTGCCGTAAGTTCGCAAACCAGTTGCCCAAGTTGGGTCATAAATTTGCAGATACGCCTCGTAACTCCCAACCGCATCGGGTGAACCTATCAAGTTGACATTAAGCGCCTTCGCGCCTTTCGGTATTCTGCCAAGTGATTCAGCTTCGGAATTAAATGTTGTGTTTGATGTTAGCGTTCCCGAATCGGCATACGAGACAGAATCATAATCGACTTCATTCCAAACAATCTCGCCCTGCGGTCGCGAATAGTTGCCTTCGCCAATCGCGCTGCCGAATACCAGCATCGGTTGGCTGAAATATGCAGTCTGACCGCTAACGAGTTGGTCAAACTGTACCTTCAATGTCGTGACAGCAGCATTGACATCCAGCGGCACTTCTAGCCATTCCCAGTTGCCGCCGCCCGTGTGTGTGTCAACGTGAGTAGTGCCTCCTGTCGGCTCTTGATACAGTCGAATCCTCGCGTGGCTCGCCGTAGAAGTTTTAACCCAGCACCCAAACGTGATAGTCCGACCGGCGAATCGCTGCAAGTGTTCGGCTTTATTGTAATAAGACGGCCAATAAATATAATCATCTGCTGCACCCGCTGTGGTTTTCAGCGAATAAAAGCTGCCATCTTTGGTGTTCGTCCCGCCATCATCGTGCTGCCGCCAGCAATCAAGTGTGGTGTCTTTTACATAACCGCCGTCCCACGCCAGATTGTCAGCCGCAACGCACCCCGGCGTGACTTCGTAGTGGGTGTATGTGCAACTGTAATCCGTAGCGTCACCGCCGTGGTTGTACATCACCAATTTAGCGGAAGAACCTCCGCTTGATTCTTCGTAGACGAATGTATTCGCCCCAGCGGCCAATGTCTTGGAACCAAATCCGCTGATGTAACCGCTGCCATCGCCTTCGTAGACATACAATACTGGCAAAGTCCCAGAATTTAATGTGATAGTCACAACCAGCTTGTAGAGTTTGCCTGTTTCGGTAGTGAAAGTATTAGATTGGCCTTGTTGCCCTCCCGTACCATTAGAAACGGCACTTGTTATATTAGCACCGCTTGAGGTAAAAGTTGTGTAACTGATATTCGACCAACTAGAAACCAAGTTGCTCCCAACATTCTCCAGCGTCGAGTTTGACCACACATCGAATCCGCTGTTGGTGAGGAGGTTCTCCTTGAGGACGCCGCCAACCTCGTAGATGCCGCCGCCATCGACAACCGCTGATATAGTGCCGTTAGCCACTAACTTAACAGACGGCCCTTCGACGCGAGTGTATCCAATCGTTGCCCCGCCCCGAATGTAATAACTCGCTGACGAGGACAACTGAACCTTACCGTCATTCGTCGCACCGTCCTGCGCTTGAATCCCGTTCGAGAAGGTCGCGAGGCCCGCGCTTGAGATGGTGAGTTTTGTCCCCCCACTCGTTCCCAAATATAAATCGCCCGCCTCGTAATTCCACAAATACGAATTTGTGCCAGACTGCCCCAGCAACAACCCATCGCCGCCAGTTGCACCAGTGGTGTTGTCCGTTACGGCAATCCAGCTTCCAGCACCGCCCGAATTATGTACCTGAAGCGCTCTGGCTGGCGCAGTTCCCGCCGCCAAACCAATGCCGACAAGCGGAGTCGTGCCGCCGACATTTAGCTTGTTCGTGTTGACCGCTTCAATCGGCGTGACTTGCGTGACGCCCGTGGCCGATGCCGTGCCGTCTGCCGCACCTGCGCGGTCTTGAACGGTCAACGATTGGGTCGGGTTGGCGAACGCTAGGTCGTAGTCGCTGACGCAGCCGATTTCCCAAACAAAAATATCGTCGAGTGTGACGGCAGCAGTTGCGGAGACGCTGAGAATGTAAAATAAATCATTCGTTGATGCTGCTGGCCAAACAAATTCAAACGAATTAGTTCCCGCTGTTATTGTCGAACTGCCAACATCTGCTGTAATTGCAGCATAGCCCCCATTTACGAAAGCAAAAACCGGTGCGTCTGTGACGGAAGATGCCGTGTATGTGCAACGATACCGTTTCCCCGCTGTTAGAGTTGTATCGGTTCGACACTTTTGAGCAGCACCACTCGCCGCCAATACCATATTATTCGACGGGTTGGTTTGACTATTCCAGTCGTTGAAAGCATTCCATCCCGATAACCCGGTTGTGAACCGACTGTCGATGACTTCCGTCTGCGACCCATACTGGTCTGCAAACGGCACGGTCGCATTCTCGTAAACATCCGTGACCTCCGTGCTGGATAGCGTCTTGTTCCAAAGGCGGGCGCGGTAGATTGTGCCGTTGAAGCGCGAGCCGGTGTTGTTGTAATTCGTTCCAATCGCTGCACCAGTGGCTACATCGACATTTGGTGAAGTTATTGTTGCCGTCCCAACTTGGTTCCCGTTGTCGTAAAGTATCGCCGCCGTGCCGTCTATTGTGGCGACCAGATGATGTGGCTTTAAGTCATCCAACAATAAATCGCCAAAATCGAAATAACCCGCCACCGAATAAATAGATATTTTGGAGGTTGACCCGCGAATTAGGAAAATCAATCGTGCGCCACCTCCCCCGAAATCAACAAAACATTGGTCGCCTCCAGAAATCGAATCCGCTTGCGCGATAAACTCCATCGAGAGTTTGGTTCCCAAGTCAACTGGCGTGAATAAGACGCTGCCAGCCGCACCGTCGAAGTGCAGTCCTTGGCCGTCTGTCGAGTTGACGAGTTCGCGAATGATCTCGCCGCCACTTGTCGAGCGGTTGTATGTGTATTGAGCGATTCCCATCGGTTATTCCCCCATTCGACCTGAGTACGCTATGTTCACTTTCCCGGTGCCACTGGCAACCGTAAAGGCGAGTCCTCCGGTGTACCCGGCAAACGTCATCACGCCACCCGTGCCGTCCTCGTCAGCATCTCCAGCCGCCAAAATCCCGGTGTATTTGCCGCTTGTGGTCTCGCATCTCTCAGTTGAGGTCGCTGCGTTGCTGGTCAAGCGATAAAAAACCGGAACCGTTCCAACATTCTGAAGCATCAGAAATGCGGGCGAAGTCTCCTCCTGTGTCGCACTGTTGTAGGTGTTGGTAGTACCGACAGAGATTTCTAAGTTGGTAGTCGCTGCGAAATTCGCCAGTGAATCATTTTGTCTTGCCATAATCTATAATCCCCACGCTCGTTTTACTTGGTTTTTGCTGAAGTCGCTCCTCCAGCCTTTCTTTGAGTTCTCTTGTCGGTGATACCCGCGCTTGATCATCTGCGCTTGGTTCGAGACAGATTGCTGTCCACCGATGGCGAAACTCGTTGGCACCGAGAGTTTGACCCAGGTGCCAGTGCCATCCGTAAAATTATCGAGACTCGGGGAAGTCAGGATTTCCTTGACCTCCCCGGTCTCGCGATTCTTGAACTCGATCAGCGGCATTAATCAGCTTTATACACCGGAATCCAATATTGAACCCCGTTTATGCTGCACAACACACCTTCGATGTCACTAGCTCCTGGCGTCAAACCTGTGACCGTATACTTGGTCAGGTTTGTACTCCCATCCTTGTCGGCTCCATCTACTTTCGCATTCGTGAACTCCAGAAACGGAGTTGCGCTATTTGCCGTACTTTCGTCACCGTTGTCCGCTTTTATTGCAATCGGCTCTTGCCCACTGTTTCCGCCTTTTAGTCGGCGGCCTTGAATCGGGTTTCCTATGTTTGTTGTACTCATAATTATAATCCTGCTGCTGCATCAATTGCTTCCATCTCAGCGATGAGATCGTCCCGGTTGGGTGCCTCAATCGCCACTTCCTCCTCGACAACCTCCTCGGCATAGGCCGGTTCACCGTTGACGGTTTCCATGCCAACTACGGCATATTCGTCGCCAATCGATTCAACCGATCCCTCGACGGTGAAACTCACCGCATCACCGACTGCCGGGACAATCATCGAGCCATCTTCATCCGCGATTTGAAGCGCGGAAATCGGTATATCTACTTTAGGCATGATGAAATGCCCGGGAGGCTATTAACCCCCCGGGCCAATTGATTAGCTGTAGTTCGTGGTCGAATAGATTTCCACCAGGTGCTTGGCGTTTAACACCTCGCAACCGTAGTAGAACTTGAACCCAACCGTGGTCAACTGCGCCAACGGATCACTCTTGTCCGCACCTTGCGCGATGATCATCTTTGGCGAGTAGGCACTCATTGTCGCCAGGTTCACGCCACCGTATGCCTGGTCACCCACGACAAACGTGGAGTATTTAGCCCCAGCAGCAGCATATGTGTACTGCGTGGTCGAGCGGAACGGATTGGTCGTGGTAACGACTCGAACACCCATGTAACGTCCGACTTCACCTTTGAACAATTGCTCGGTGTCACCGTAGCGAGAAGCCTCCAACCAGTCATCGTCGTTCATCAAGTCGCGGGCGACTTCCGGTGCCATGACGGCAGTGAAGTAGCCAGCACTCGGACGAGCGTTTTGGACTCGCAGGTTCGTGCTTGCATCGAGGATATCAAGCGCAGTCATCGCATCGTCGGTTCCACCAACGGTGGCAAACGATGTCGCCGCACCTGCATAACGCTTCTGCTTGTCAGTCACGTCACTTCCCAGCTTGTTGCGGAGAAGTTCGTCAACCTTCAAAGCGGCATCCTGTCCGTTTGTGACGGTTGCCTGCTCGAGATGATTGAACAACTCAACTGCACTCAGCAGATCGGTGATTCCGATGACCTGACCGTACTGACTCAATGTCGCGGAAACCGTTTGCAACTCCAGACGCTTGTAGTCAGCGGAGGCGATTGCGGTTCCTTCAGTCAATCCATCGATATCCGTAGTGTCGGCTTCCGGGTAGCGGAAGAACTTGATGTCCTTCGATCCACGTTTTGCCGGTAGGTCGGCCTTGTATGCAAACTGATCCAGAACGATGTTCTTTAGAGTCTGCTCCAGTAGCTTCTTGTCGAAGTAAGTTTGTAACGAATTCTTAACGTCATTTGCGCCAGCATTCGTCGTGTTGGTAATTCCTGTTGCCATAATATTTTATCTCCTAATTTGTTGCGAACATGCCAACCCCGGAATCATCCGCCTGCTGCATCGCTTTCATCAATTCGACCCGTTGCTTTTCAACCGGTAACTGACCAAACGATTCAACCTCGAGGATGTTCCCGCCGGGCTGGCTTCCGTTCAGTTGTGTTTTTTCTTCGTACTCAGCGACTTTCTTCTGAAGTTCGCTGACCTGTTTTTCCAGTGACTCGGCCCGGTTGGCCCGGAGGTACATCGTCGCTCCCTCGACGGCATCGGTGATGCCTTCGGGGTACTGCGTCAGGACGGGTTTGCGCTCAAGCAACTGTCCGACCATCTTGAACAGCTCACTATTCTGGTCGTTCAGTTCTTTATGCTCGCTTGCCGCCGCTTTCCAGTTCGCGTCCCACTTGGCAACGAACTTGGCCTGCTGCGACTTTGCGTCCTGCTCGGCAACCGCTTTCCTCGCCTGCTCCGCCGCTTTTCTCGCAGCTTCGGCATTTGCGTGATCGCCTTCATCCTCGAACTCCTTGGCTATTGCCTCGTATTCATCGGGTGAATAACGACTCTGCGCCGATCTTTGCTCGATCTCGGCCAGCGACTTGGACTGCTGTTCCTCCAACGCTTTCTGCTGGGCCGCCAGTTCCTCGCGCTCCTTCTTCACTGCCGCTTTCTCGGCATTGACCTCACGCCAGGTCTTGTTGGCCCGCTCCTGCGTCTTCTTGGCCCGGGCATACTTCGACGAAGATTTCTCCTCGTCATCAGTCTTCCCGGGCTTGTCCTCCCCGGACGAATCATCGTCCGCCGGTTTCTCCGGTTCTACTTCACTGGGTTTGTCTTCGGTCTCAACTGATTCCTGATCGGGTTCCTCGGCCTGCGGCACCGGGGCAATGTTCGCAGTATCAAACGCGGAAACATCGGCATCGGCCAATGCTTTTAGCAATTGCTCGCGTTCAACGTCCAACTCGACTGGTTTATCTGCTACTACTGTAGACATAAATTCATGCGGACTGACGCATCCACTCCAGATCGTCGGTTACCCCGACCACTTGTTCGTCGGGTTGACTCACGATGGATGCCATCCCGTCAAGTGTCGCCAGCGCGGATTTGAACCCGGCGGCGTGACCGGCGTGATACGCCAAGTCGTCTGGAGACGAAATTAGCCGGTCGCAATTTTGGATGTGCAAGTTTCTGAGATGGTAACGTAAAGTAACACCCACCTCGCTGGTCATGAACGACTGCAACTTCGCAGCGTGTTCGTTCGTCCACCCGGGCGGCTCAGACCACTGCAACACCTGGCGGAACTGCTTCCACTGCCGCCACCGGTTCTTCAATCGTTTCCACATCTTGCTGTTCCGCCTGGGCAGCAACCGCTTGCTGCATCTGGGCGAATAAATTCTTTAATTCGTTCTCCACCTGGCGACCGGTCTTCGGGTCGGCTTCCTTCAGCTTCTCCAGATGCTCGGCAATGTGTTGCTCGAGGAACTGTCCCTCAGCCGGTTCCGGTGGTGCGCCGGTATCGGCCCGGTTGGTGATGTATGCCATGACCGTCTGGATATGCACCAGGTGATCGTCGGAATCCTTCACCACCGCCGGGAAACCCAACCGGAGGAACGTGATCTCGTTGGCTTGATCCTCCGCCTGGTCGGCCTGCTGCATCATCGGATCGACGTACAACCGCTTGACGAGAGTCGCGTCATCACTCTCCAGGATCGTCTTTCGCAGTTGTCCCTGGTCGATGTACGGGTCATTCGCGAACATCTGGAACCGGGTAATCGCTTTCTGCATCAGCAACTGCTTGTTGACTCCATCCGCCGATCCGGTGGGCTGGATGCCGTACTGCTCGTGCAACGCCTCCTGTGGCACCTGCTGCGCCGTGTCGAGATACCAGTAGTCGAGACTCGTCTTGTCGTATTGCAGCAGGATCGACCAACTCATCCGGTACAGGTTGCCCAGTGCGATACGGAAGATTCGCATCCGTAAATCGCTCGATTGCTGGTATAACCCGCCAATTGCCTGGATTTCCGTTGCTGTCCGCCGCTCCGTATTCTGCAACGTCTGAGTCAGGCCGAAGTCCGGTGTGCTGACCCGGTTCTGCGCGATTTCGCGCATGATGTTCATCTGCTGATCAAACGAGATCGGCGGAGACTGGTGGGCTACCGGTTGGATTCCATACGGCAGGATGCTGCCAGGTGTCATGCGGAGGTTGCCGCTGTTGGGCATGTCCCGCTCGGCCCGGTACAACGGACGATTGAACAACGTCATGGCGTCATTCTTCTCGTTCATCAACTTGGTCAGTTCCGCCTCGAAGATCGCCTGCAACTCGACCACACCCCGACTCGAATAAAAGCCCGGGTCTTTGATCTCGTAGTTGAAAATCACAAACGGCGGTTTGCCGTGATTGTACGGAATCTTCATCGTCGGACGAAGATCGATGTCCGGGGATGTCGGGGAGTAGGTGCAGATCAACCACTCGCCCGTGTCCGGGCAGCGATAATAAACCTCCCACACGATGATCTTGTCCCGCTCGGGGAACGTCAGACCTTCGCGCTCGTACTTCGCCGCCTCGGTGTTCATGTCACCGGCATCCTCACCGTAGCTTCCAACGATCTGGTCGAGGATCGCCTTGTCCTGCTTCAGATGCTTCTGGCGTTTGTACGACTCAATCGAGTAAACGCTGATGTGACAAATCCGGTCTGCATCGGCCAAGTCCCGCGTCCAGGCGGGAACCACGATGTGCTGAGGATCGACGGTGTAATATTTCAACCGCTTCGATGAATAATCCCAAAGCACCTTCAACACCCCGGTGCCACACATCAACATCGCATCCACCGCCGAAAGAACCTCCGTCTCCAGATTCGTCTTCTGCTTCACCCGATGATCGAACCACTGGGCGGCGGCAGTCGTGTACTCAGCCACCTGGGGTGATGTGGGAATAAATTGTGCAATTAAATCGGTGGCAAACAACTGCTGGAAGTACGCCGGTTTGAGTTCGCTGATCGTCGTATCGACGAGCGGAAAGTGTACGTCACTCGCCCCGGGCCATGGTTTGTTCTTTCGCCTCAACCCGTGGTGGCGCATCTCGTAGAACATCCGCTGCCGGGTGTCCCACACCGAACGATCCGCCAAGTCCTGCAATACTGCTGCGTTTAATTTCTGCCGACCGTGCATTTAATAATCTTCCTCCTCCTCGTCTTCCTCCTCCTCCACGCAATGACCCATCGCCTGCAAGGCGAACAACGCGGAATACATCTGGAGGCCGCCAATCAACGTGGCATCGCTCAGGTCAAACTCCTCCTGGTATCGACCCAGCAACGCCTCTAATTCCCCGCAAAACGCATCAAACTGTTTCTCCGGGGTCATGACCTCCTCCCGGGAGGATTAGCGTTTCTTCGGCTTCAGACCGTACTTCTTGCCACCTGCCGCCTTGCGAGGCCCGGAAGCCATCGCCCGCCGACCTGCCGCTGATACGTTTCGCTTCAGGTTTTTACGCGCACCGCGCCTTGCCCCGAGTGATTCGTCCTGCCGTGACTTGTAGCCTTGCCGTTTTGCTGCCATCTCGATTTTTCTGTCAGTGCGTAAAAAAACGCACCCGAATTGGGTGCGTGAAATCGTTGGATTGGCAAGTTGTCGGGGAGGTAACTAGAGGTAACTCATCGCACGGGTGATAAGTTTCTGCGCCGTGACCGGGTTGTCGGCGGTGGCATTCCTGGCATCTTCCAACAGGTTTTTCACCCGGGCCAACTGCTGCTTCAGCGTGAGCGCGTAAGTCACCTGGTCAATCGATTCCTCGATCATGTCCTCGACCAACGGCACCCGCTCCCACAAATCCCCGCCGTGTTCCGCCTGGCCCGCCCGGTATTTCTTGTCGATCCCGGCGGTGACCGAGTTCACGATGTCGCGTAGATGATCTTCCTGCTTTAACGTCATTCCAAACTTGCCTTCTCCAGTTCGTACTCGTACTCGATGATCTGTTCCATCAGCGAATGCACAAACTTCTTCGCGTCCGGGCTGGCGTTGTACGCATCCTCGAACCCGCGTTCATTGCCCAGGATGATCTGCTTGGTCGCGTCCAACTTCCTCGGGAGCGTTGTCTGACATCCGATTCCGCACCCAATCCAGCTTGTCACGGCGACGAGCGTCAACCACCGCTTCCAGGTTCTTCTTCTCGGTCTTTTTTCCATAGCTAAATAATTGCTTTAACAACTCCAAAACCGCCCGAATTATTCCCAACACATTCATCCCGTATTCAGTCCCATCGACTCCCGCAACTTGGTGTCACCCGTCCACTCAGACATACCAGCCTCAAGCACTTCATTCAAGTCCGGTTGCCAACGCTTCTGCCACATGTATTGATCCGAATAACTCGCCAATGCCATCACCACGGCATCCGCCCGGTCGGGACTGCTGAACCCACGCGCCTTCATCTCTTTCTTGCTCTCTAGATTCAACTTGCCGGTCTTCGCCGTGCCGACCCGGCGTGTTGTCAACTGACTGTGCAGAATCTCGTCATCGGGCAAAATACACTCCATCCGGTCAATCTGACGCGCCGCCTGAAACCACATCTCCGTTCCCCGGTTCATGTACCGATCCGGTTCATTCGCCCGCCCGCCCAGGTTCACCTGGTGAATCGGCCAACCCATCTCAGCCAACTGATGACACATCGGCAGGCCCAACCCGCCCGCATCCCCGAATATCTGCTCCGGTTTCAACCCGGCTTTCTCAAACTCCAACGCAAACCGGGCACAACCCGCCATCGTGTTCGCCTCGCGCCATGCCGCCAATTTGACAATCTTGTTGCCAATCCGCATACAAAACACACTCTCATCCCCGGCAGCCGCAAAGTCGCAGGCCGCAACCATCTCCTGACCGTCCTTCGTCGGCGGGCTATCGATGCATTGCATCAACGACTCCCACGGTATCACCAAACCTTCGCCACTCGTCTCCTGGAACTCGCCAAAGATCATCGAGCGGATCAGCGGGTGATCTTTCCCCCACATCTCCATCTGCTCGTCGATCCACGATTTCTTGATGTGCGGACAGTCGAATGCCGTGACGGTGTGCAGTTTCCACCACTTCTGTTCTTTGCTGAAAATCTTGTAGAACTTGCCCGTGGTGCCGCCCGGCGAACTCATCGCCATGATTCGATTGGGCTGAATCCGCGCCACTGCCTCAAACAAGTCCTCCTGAATCGATTTGCACTCATCCAAGATGATGTATACCTGACCGTGGAAGCCTTCAAATCGCCCCGGCTGGTCAGTCGCAAATCCCAGGATCCTCGAACCGTTGTCCATCGTTAAATCGGTCTGGTTGATCTGCATTCCCAACCCAGCGACCTTACTCGCCAAACTCCGAATCTGCGGCCACAACTGCTCCTTCACCTGGCGATAAACGCCACTCGTCGTGATGACTATGCTGCCGGGATAGATCAGCGCATACCACAACGCACTCGGCGCAGCAATCATCGCAGTCTTGCCGCTTCCGTTCGCCGCTTTCAACGCCACCCGCGCACCCGGTTTGCTCAGATCAAACAGAACCTTCTTCTGCCAATCGTACAGCTTCAGCCCGAGATACTTCTCAGTAAATACATCGCAATCCGCGTCTCGCGAGGAGACCTGGGTCTTTGTTTTCGACCCACGCGGTTTTCCTGACGATTTTGTTTTGTCGGTCTTCGCTTGTCCTGTTTTGCTCATAATCGCTCACATCAAACTTTCTGATAAATTGCCCCGTCTCATCCGTAATCCTGTACGCCGCCACCACATCGTTCATCGGGTGGTAACTGAACAAATAAAACGGACATCTAAACGCCTTACTCGCCCACTGCCCGGCTTCCATCTTGTTAAACCCAAGCATCTCCTTCTCATACGTCCCAAGCGGTTTCTCCCGCGCCTTGATCTCCGCCACCGCCCGCACCACGCCGTTCCTCACGAACAACCCGTCCAGTTCGCTAAACCGATCATTCGTGTAAATCCATGAATCACCGGGATGATTCTCCAGGATGATGTCAATGCACTGCTGCTCCT